TATTAAATCTTTTTTCCATGAGTCCAGGCTTCTTTAGTGCAAGTACATCTAAATTATGTCTAGAAAATATAGCCAAATATTCAGCTTTATCAGCTTCTATTTGAGCATTTACTCTACTCATGTTCATAAGAGCTTTACCTTGTTTTTCGTATTGCTCTTTCATTATAGCCATTGTTTGTTTTTGTTCTTCAACAGCTGCTTCTAATTTGATATTATTCTGTGTAAGAGTTTGATTTTCATTATATAGATAAAAACCTCCTAGTCCAAGAATAAGTACTAATCCAATCATCATTTGATTCATTATGTATTGTCCTCTATATATTTTCTAATATCGCCTACTGTATGTAGTGATTCGGCATCTTCATCAGTAATTTCTATATCAAATTCTTCTTCAATATCCATTACTAATTGTACTGTATCTAATGAATCTGCGCCTAGGTCATTCATTAGGTTTTTATCATCAGTCACTGTATCTATTTCAACACCTAACTGTTCTGAAATTATTTTTTCAATCATTATTCGTCCTCTATCTTATATCTTAAACCTTGCATACCTTTTATATGCACCGTTCTTTTATCATCAGTTCTAAACTTTAATTCTTTAAAATTTGCTTTGATTATTTTTCTTACATGTACGTAAGTTTGGTCGTCGCCATTACCCCATTGATTATCGAATGATACATGAATTGTATATCGTTTCTGGAATAGTCTTAAAAACCATTTGATTTTTTCCCACATGTTAATAACAAAATCTTTCATATTATAATTTTTCGATATCTACACCAAGAACATCTAATACTACTTTACGTATTTTTTTATCATCTGTTCCCCAATGCTTACTGTATGAGTTAAATTTAATAGAATCTCTATTAATATCTACATCTCTACCATATACATCATATCCAGCCTTTTTAAATGCCTGTTCAACGTCATATCCGTATGCGCCATTTCTAAGCTTAAGTTCCATTCCACCAGGTCTCCAGTACCTAAAGTCGTTTTTATCAAACTTATAAGCTTCACTTAATTCTTTTTTAAACTCATTAAACGTTTTCATCTATCTTGCTCCCTTTCAGCATTTTCTTATTTCTTCTATCTAGTATTCTTCTAACAAAGGCTTTACCTTCTTTAGTTCTACCATCGTAAACTCTTTTCTTATGTTTTTTATGAGCTGCTTTACCCATTGCATCTGCTGGCATTGATACACCACCACCGCCTACAGAATTTGCTGCTGCGTCTTCCCACATTGATTCAAATTCTTTAAATGTTCTTTTCATTTCTTATTTTTTTACCTATAGCTTTTATATCTGACATTTTTAAAGTCTTTTTCTTAAAACTTTTTATCGATCTTGATACTTTCTTACGAGTTTTCGCTGGTACTAATACTAATAATAAAGCTCCTAAAGTTACTGTAGTTCCAATAATTAATACCTTTTCAAATATTGCTGCAGCTACTGCAGCTGAAATATTTCCACCAAAAGCTTTTGCTATATCCATTACTAATCGCGTTCCAAGGGCTTGAGTTTCTATAATACTATCCCAGCCATATTTAGCAGCTATGCTTCCTAATACGGTTCCGCCTATTGCACCTTTTATTCCACCAAAAGGAAAAGGCGCCACTATTTTAGCAACGTTTATACCAGCTCTTGTTAATCCAAAACTTATTATACGTGCTGCACCTATAAGACCTGCAAGTGGAAATGCTTCATCTAACTGAGCATGTTCCTTAAATGTCATCATCTGCATATATCCCTATTAGTTATATAAAGGTCTTGATTCGTCTTTGAATGTTTGACCCTATAGATATTTATATTCGAGAAGCTTCCAATTGGTGCTTGTAATTCTTTTACTACAACTCTTTGATTTTTTAGAGCAATAACTTCACCTGTTGTAATCGATGCTATATCTTCTGTTAGTATATAATTACCTGGAAAAAGATTAAAGTCATCATCTTGATACCATGTACTTTCATTTAGTTCATTTGAATCAATATCGATTTCTAATACTTTTTCTAATGTCTCTAGCATTTTCTTTTCTGACATTCCAGTGTGTTCTCTTATAAGGAAAAGAGCAGCTCCATAACGTGCTACTACAGACCTTCCGCCAGGTACTTTACCTACGAGCCTTTTAAGATTAAATACGAGTCTGTGAAAAACAGTATAAGCAGATTTTTCTTCTGGCTTAGTTCTTTTTGATGCTTTCTTAAGTACTTTACCTTTTTCGTCTATTATACCAAGTTCAAAAGCTTTCGTTTTCTCGAACGGAGTAACGAGCAATTTCAAAAATCGAAATGCGTAAAATAAATCTCCTGCTCTTGATATAATTCCCATTATAGTTCTCTTAATACCTCTACAATATTAGGGTCCATTACAACTTCAACCTTTTCATCCTCTGGTAGATAGTGAAGATAAACTAAAAATGGTTTAATATATTGATAGTGTTCTTTTTCTATCTTAAACCACATCATTTTATTACAAGATTGTATACCAAATACGTTATAAAGAACTATGATGTGATTGAGTATTAGTCTCTCTTGTAATTCGCCATGTTCTTCATATCTTGTAAGTAGCCTTTTAAGATACTTAAATCTTGAAAGGTCATTCTTAAATTCTTCAACATCCGTACATTCCGGATTGTTATATTGTTGCGCTGCAAAAAGTTTAAAGTTTTTGTCTGTCAATTCGTCAAATATTTTCATCATATATTATCTATAAGAGATAATTAAGCCTTATTTGGTCCTGATACTTTACCTTTATATTTCTTAACAATCTTTTGTACATTTTTATCTGCTATAAATTTCTTAAGAGAAGCTTCGTCACCGTAGAACTCTAAAGAAGCTGGCCCTGAAGAACCACCATCAAAACTAGATACATGCATATTCTTGATTTTGCTAATAAGTTTATCCATCATAACCATCTCAGCTTTAGAAAAACCGAAGTCATCATCAAACTTATTGCTAGTATTACCTTTAACAACTTGAATACTCATATAAGCTTCATGACCTTTACGATCTCTATCTTTATAGTTTTTCATGTCTCTGACGTCTTCTTTTACTTCTTCCTTTTCTTTTGCTTTAATAGCTTTTTGTAAACCAGCTGGAAGTTTCTTTTGTTTATCAGTAAGTTCATCAACCTCTTCTTCGTCAGATGCATCTTCATCAAACATTCCAGATTGCTTCATCATCTTCATAGCGTCTGCTTTAGCATTTCTTAGGTTTTGTCTATTGATTTTCTCAACAGCCTTTTTGATAAGCTTTAGACGTTTTTCCATATCTTTCTGTGACATAGCTTCATTTACGTCTTCTTCGTCTTTTCCTTTAGCTTTAATTTCTTCTGCTTTAGACTTATAGTTCTTATCAACCCAATTAAAGAATTCTTTCTTCTTAGCATCATCCATATCGCCAATACCGCTTGCGCCAAACTTTTTAAGTCCTGCTTTAAATACTTTTTGATAAGCTGCTTGCTTTTCTGATTCTTTTAATTTAGCTTCGTCTTCTTCAGGTTGAACTTCTTCAGCTAATGATGGAAATGTATCTTCGATTTCATCTTCATCCATAAGATAAGCATCTGATTTTAATAGGTTAATAATGTTTTTTCTATCGCCTGTTATATCAGCTGTAGTGTTACCTGTTGATTTGATTTTTACTTTGAACTTTTTTTCAAGTTCTTTAGTTAATCTATCATCACCGATATAATCTACATCTAAAGTATCTTTACCGCTTTTCTTTAGCTTTTCGCTAACACTAATAGTTGCTTCTTTAACTACAGTACCGTCTTCCTTTTCTCCGACTTTCTTGCCTTTATGTTTATCAGCAAAGTCTTTTTCACCAGAATCTTGTCCTAGTTTACCAGATGGTTTTTGTGGTTGTGCTACTTCATTTTTTTTATGTGTATAACCTTTAGCGTCTAAAGCTTTATGCTCTTTTTCGTTATTAGCTACTTCTTTTTCACCTGTTTTTGGGTGAAACATATCGTGAGGATATTTTACTTCCTCCTTAATAACAGCTGGCTTGCCTTCAAGTACATCTCTTACTGTGCTAGCAATGCTTGTTGTTATATCATCGTTAAACATGTTGTTCATTTTTATTCTCCGTTAATTGCTTAAATGAATTATATATTCCCAAGTTATTGCTGATATTAAACCAACTAATATAACCCAGAATATTCTATTTATTACATTAACCGTGCTTGCATTGCTATTCACTAATTGCTCCACTCGGTCTATTCTATTTATAAGACTTTGTATCTGTTCTGACTGCTGCTTATTAAATTCAGCCAGAGTCGAAATCTTTTCCTCAGCTCTCGCAAGCGCTACTATCGCCTGAGCCATTTGGTCTAATTTCTCTTCAATTCTATCCAACCTTTGAGACTGGACTGTATATACTTGTTGCAAATCTTTATCCATTCTTGATTATCCTACATTTAAGGTTATTATATCCCTTAATTAATCTATGATATTCTCCTTTTGGAATATCAAAAATCATTCCAGGTTCTAACAAATATGGCAAACAGTTTTCATATTGAAAACGCCATCCCTCACCCTCGAGTATTTCAACTTCACGCGGTTCATGGTCACGATGCCAAACATATTCTTCATCATCTCGATCGAGGAAGAATTCTCTTATCTCACCGCCAATTATTTCTTCGGATGCAAAAGGTAGGTCTACCAAAAGTAATTACCTCCACCTTTTAATCCTAAGTCTTTAGCGTACTTAGGTAATCTACAAGCCCAATAACCCGCTTTCGTTTTATCAGTCTTTGTATCACAGTTATGTCTTGAAGCAAAGTTTCTTGCAGCATCACGGTCATTTATCTTTGATGATAAACCACCCTTCTTATCTCCAAAATTAATCTTCATTACATTACCTGTTTTTGGATTCTTTACGTATACAACGTATTTGCTTGGACCACCAGACCTTTTAGGTTTATTTAATTCAGGTCCTTCAATCATTGGTTGTTCTAAAGGTACATGTTGACCAGTTTCTTCGTATAAACCGAACGTTGTTGTGAACTCTTTAAAATTAACCAAACTCATGGCCAGCTACTCTTTTCATTTGTTTTGTATACTCTTTAAAATCTGGCTTAGACTTATATAACTTAATCGTTACTTCATCTCTATCTTTACCTTTGATTCTCCAATTAAAACCTTTTTCTTTATGCTCAGGACTAGATGTTTGTACAACTCTTCTTTTATATCCATCTTCCCAAGTTTCTTTTTTACCTGAACCTTCTGATGCTGATTTCATTGCAGCTGCTGTAGGAGCACCTTTCTCTCCTTTCTTACGCATTCGTTTTCCACTTGCTTTTCTTTTACGAATGTTAGCCCAAAGCCCTGGACCTTTTTCATCTAGAAATGTCTTAAATGATATCACTTTAACCTCTTATCTTTAATTTTCATATCTGGATTTTTTTCAATCTTTGTTATAGTCTTACTAATCTTATCAAATGATTTAGTTATCTTTGCAATATCTGCTTTATATATTGCTTTTTCTTCTTTTGATAACTCATCAATCATGTCTCTTTCTGTTTGAAGTCTAAGTCTTGCGTCAATATAATGTACCTTTGCTGCTCTTAAATCTTCTGCTGATTTAGCTTTTTTCATAGCTTTTTCAGCTTTTCTAGTTGCTTTTGCTAGCTTATTATATCTACCATATAAACCTGATATAGACCATTTAGCGCCATAATAAAGACCTTCACTGCCTTTAAGCATTATTTTTACTATTAGTTTAGTACAGGCCCATATTACTTTAAGAACATCATAAATAAATTCTTGAATCATTATTTGTCCATCCATCATACGAAGTGATGCAATGTCATCAAATCCTCCTGAACTTCTAAACTCTTTTATTTCTGCGTGTTCTTTAAATGTTTTCATATTATTTTTTAAGGTCATATCTAAAAGACCTCCCTCTTGCTTGGCCGGATTTAGTTACTTTAAACTTTGCCCATCTTGCTATTAAGTTAGTTCTTTCTACATTACCTTTTTTTAAATCCTTTTCTAACTGTTTTTTGACTTCATTCCATATAGAATCTAATATAGCAGAATCATCCATTACTAATGAACCTTCTTCTATTTTAGCATACTCTTTAAAATTCTTCATGTACCTAGTTTTCTTTGTGTCTTTGCTTTACTTCTTTTATTAACCTTACCCCAACGTTTGAGTAATCTTCTGCATTTGCCTGGAGCTTGAGGATTAAATACAGATATCTGTCTATGTTCTTCCATATCAGCATCTTTCTCTAGCTTTTCTGTGTAGTAATCGTAGAATGTTTTCATTAGTCTTCTAAGTCTACCTTTCCATCCCACTTACCATCTTCAATATCAATCATGTAATTATACAATGCACTTTCTGAAGCAAACAAACCATCTGTAATTTTAGCGGGCTCACCAGCTGCTCTATTATTATATTGAAATTTTGAATGAAAATCATGAGCTTTTTCAATCATTTTTAACATTTTTTTAATGTTTTTAATTTCTTGTTTTCTATCGAATTCAGAACCTTTAAGCTCAGCTGGACTTTTAGAATGATACTTAAGTCTTTCGTTGACTATTTCTTCGTCTACACCAGACAAGCTGTCTAAACTTTTTAAATCGCCTTCTAGATGACGTATTCCGTATTCTAAAGAATTTTGTCCTGAATTTAATTCTCCGTAAGATTCACTATAATCTCCATTAATAACTTCCAGTTCTTCAGGTAATTGTTTAATTAAGTCGCCTGTTTTATCAATAGCTTTTTCTAAATCTTTAACAAGTCTTACTGTTTTTCTGCCTAATTTTTCATCTAATACTATATTAGTGTATGTTTCTTTCCATCCTTTCATGATTAATCCCTCGGTGTTGGCTGAGATAATATCTCTCTTGCCTTTGATTTGTTTCGTTTAAGCATTTCCATGCCATCATCTATATAGCTTGATAAAGTACCATAAGGTAATCCTTTCCATTTTTTACCATCTTGATGAGCAAGATATTTTGCGATTCTTAAAGAATCAAATGCTCCGCCATCATCAGCTGTATACCTACCTTCATTAACACTTTCTGTTGGTAATGATTGTAGCCATTTTTCTACTTTCTTTTTAGAACCTTTTACAGTTAGTTCTACGCCTGTAACTCCACCTTCAAAATCAGTATCTAGTCCGATTTTTTTAGCAAGTTTATCCGCTATAGCTGCTGTCTTTTTTGACATATCAACTAACTTAAATGTTTCTTCGTTAACGTTAACAGATTCATTATAATTATATTGACCAGCATCTTGTATACGAGTTAATACGCCATCTTTACTTGCAACGCTTACATGGTTTCTCATACCAAACTCATCAAGAGCTTTAAGCATAGACATAAGACCTTTTACTACTTTCATTTTTCCTGGTGTTTTATGTGATACATATATTTCATGTTCTTGCACTACCATTTTAGTTGGTCCAAAATCTTTAGCTGCTTTTTTCATATCTCTTATAAGTTCATCAACTTCTGACTGAGTAAGACCACCACCTCTAATCATATTAGAAGTATCTCCTTTTGCTGAATTTATTAAGTCCATCCAATCTTTTCTATCTTTTTCATGACCTTTAGGGTTTGGCATTCTTATTGCTAATGAATTAGTATTAGCAGTTATTTCCCAATTCTTACTATTGTATATAACATCATCATATAAATCTGATTTAGTAATAGTAGAATGACTTGGTAATTTTCTGCTTTGACGTTGAGGCTTATAGCTCATTCTAAGTACTGGACCTTCTTGGCCATTAACTTCGTTTAGTTTTCTTAGTTCTTTAAACTTTATCATTATGAAAAGTCCTCTAAATTGTCATCTAACCAGTCAGTAAATTCATCAGGGTCATCTGTTTTTATTTCTCCGTTATCGAATGCGTACATATACAAAGCTTCTTCTGCATCTGATGGAAGTTCAAGGCTGCCTTTTGATAAAGCTCTTTTGATTACTCTTCCATACTTTCTTTTTATCTGTATTTGCGACATCTTTTTCATAAAACCTTCTTCAAGAGATTCTGAAAAATCAACTCTAAGTCTTTTAGCATGTTTGTTTAGCAAATCTATTATTTTCATATTTTTGTTTTTTGGATTTGCAAATTCATCTGCTAATAAATCGTCTGATAATATGTAAGTATCTAATACTTCATCAAACTTTTTACCTTCTTTAGAACCTACTTTTTTATTACCATCTTTTTTTAACATGCTTGAAAGTTGTGCTTGAGCTTTTGCTCTTTCTTTTGGGTCTCTATCTTTAATACCAATAGCCATTGTACCTTCACTAACAGATTCGTTAGCAAGTCTTAATGCATTTTCGACATCTGGGTGGTCGCCTAAACCTTTTTTCATTCTTTCGATTTTTTTATAAGCACCAGTCATATTCCCACCCATATCTTTAGCTATTTTAACAGCTCTTTTTATTAGACTTGATGAGAATGAAGCTTCTTCTATATATTTTTCTCTGAGTTGTTTAAATTTCATCATTTCATAGCCCTCTTAGCTTCAGCTGAGCTGTAACCATATGTACCGGTTAACCATTTCATTAAAGCTTTTGGCTCTCCTTCAACAGTCATTTCCATTTTTCTTTTATTCCAATTGACTAGGAACACTCCTTCTTCTTGCCAATCCGGCGCAAATTCTCTTGGGTCACCTACATCGAAATCAAGCTTGATTTGCTTTACTTTAGCTTCCCTTATTTCTCTAAATGTTTTCATTTTTATTTTCCTCTTACTTTTGCAGCCAAATCTTTATCGGCCTTTCCCCAAGTTCCACTTGATTTTGTTGTGAATGAATTAACTCTTGCTAATCCCCATTGAACTGCATTTGTTCCAGGTCTATGACCTGTCTTCCAAGCTGCAACTCCTCTTTGAAATACTTTCTTTAATATCGCTAATGGCATACCTGACTTATCAGCTTTTTTCTTTAATGCTGCATCAGCGCCTTTTGCTTCTATTACGTAATCTTCGAACGTTAAATGGTCGGCCATTTCGCCAAACATCTGTTTAAACTTTTTAGTATGCTTAGATGGTTTTGTTTTAGCTCTTGCATCTCCAGGAGCTGGCTCAGTTGATTTTTTATTAAAATGAGCTTTTCTTTTTGCTATTGTAGATTTAGATAGACCTGTATGATATTTAGCTTGTGCAGTTATTGCACCTTTTTTATTTGCTTTTTGTAAAGCTTCTGCATCTTTTGAATGAGGAGCTAATGGGATATTACCACTAAGTGGAGTATCTTTAAGATAACGAGCTGTTGTAGCATCTGTACCAAGTTCGTTGTATTCAGCTAATTCTATATCATCAATCCAATGTCTATTCTTACCAAGTTCTGATTCTACTATAACATAGTTTGAACCACATACAAGTATTTCGCCAATGGTATTTTGTCCTTTTACATTAACAATATCACCTTCTTGAAATAATTCGCCACCAACATATTCTTCTCTTCTTTGAGAAACAACTGGTAAGTCAACATGTTGTCTAAAAGTATTTTCTAACTTTAGTCCCATGCCTTTTCTTACAGCGTTAAATACATCGTTTGCTGCAAACCCAGCTGGTAATCCTTTCGCAAAACCAGCTAGGTCATTTTGTTGAGCGGTCATTCGCATTTTTGTGGCAGACATTCCAGATGCTCCCTCGGCATCGGGGTCTCTTTCACCTGCACTTACTACATGTATAGCACCTTCAAAATTATAAAATCCGTGTCTAGAATCTTTACCGTTGTATTTGTTTAAGAGTATATCAAACTCTTTTACTCGATCGCTACCTGCAACCATAGTTACTTTGGTAAACCCTTGGTCGTACAATTTCACTGCTATATCCAGTACTGTACGAACATCTTTGTCAGCCATTACACTACGCGCATGTTTAGGAAACATTTTACGTATGAATTTTACTTTATCTTTAAATTGGAGTGGGTTCTTTTTAGCATCTACTGTACGCGACGCGTATACACGATAATTGCCGCCTCTTGAATGCTTTTTAGCTGCATCAAATAATTTCTCATGACCTATAGTCGGAGGATTGAATCGTCCAAAAACGAACGAAATTTCTTTTGTGCTTTCAGTTAAATAATCACTGAATGATTTTATTGACATTTATACCCTTGGTTCCCATTTAGCCTGGATTGTCCCAGCCTTTTATAATATCTTTGCTGAAATTATTAGTAGAAAATTCTAATCTGTCTACTAATTTAACAGCTCCACCTTCCATTCGATCTATAGCCACAAAGCCTTCAACGCCGGTGACTTTAAATCCGGATTTAGTTTTTACAAACGTACCCATATTATTGAGTTCGTTTAGTTTATTTATAATAATTAATTTGCTATCTGTAACATAATTGTGTAAATCAAATATTAATTTTAATTGGTCTAAATTACCTCTACTAAAAAATTCAAGTAATTCGTCTCTCTTATCTATTTGTACTTGTTTACCTGCATCAGAACTTCTTTTATCAATCTGTTTTGCATATCTATCATTAACAAACATTATTAAACCTTTAGCATGTTTAGCTGTATTAGTAATTCTCTGCCCTTTTCTTACTTCTCTATTGTTATATACATTAATAACTAGGTTTAATTCTTTGTTTTGTTCTATTTCTTTTAATGATTTAGACGCAATCTTTTGAAATATCTTACCTGCATTTGATAGATTAGAATTTAGCATTGCAGTTTCAGATGATGTTAATGTTGCTGTACCTGATACATCTTTAAGTGTTGCATCATCCATCCAAACATCTTTTGTTCTTCTTAATTTACCAACTATATCTCTACCAAATTCAGCTTTCATTGTTTCAAATGATTTGCCACTATATGATGTATGCCATATAATACCTATCTTTGCTCTTTCTATTTCCTTTGCTAATTGCGTATCGAGAGGAACAGCATAAAGGATAGTATTAGGATGGAAAGTAATATGTTTAATTCCATTGATTGTCTCCTTCTTCAAATCGCTTTCGTCAAACATAAAGTCGCCTTGTATAACATCTTTGATGCCAAGGTCTTTTAAGTTATCAAAAGCCATTATTAATTTTTTAGATAAGTCACCGCTAGTATCAGCTTTTATATCAGCATGTGACTTATATACTTTAGGTTCAGCGTTAAAAATTCCTTTTTTAGCTACAAAGAATTGTCCATCCCTTGGGTCTTCTCCACAGAATACGGCGGGGGCTCCGTCCCACTTAACAGTAATGTCTATAGGTGCTTTAGCATTACCACTCAACATATCACGCATGCTTCTTAGTGCGTTGATAGCTTGGCGAGCCCCCTTAACTCCGCCGTCAAGAATCAAATCCTCAATATGTGTCATATGAGTATTCTTTCCTGCGGCCTCAGATAAGTATGTAGTTAATCGTTTCATTATACAAATTCCGTTTTTTTAGCTGGTCTTGTAGATGTAAAGATTCCTGCTCTACAACTTTGTATACCAAAATGATTCATGTCACTAGAATATCTTGCATAAAATATAGCTTTATAATCATCTCTTGGTACAAATCCATTTTCAGCTTGATGGTTTGATGTAATTGTCCAAAACTTTCCTTTTTTAGAAAGCTTCATTTCTCCTTGATGGAATTCATCAATATTATTAAGACCAGGTTTACCACCATAATCTATTCCATATATTGATTTACGTACTATATCTTTTCCATCTCCATTAAGGTCTATATCTCTTTTAACAGAATCTCCACTTTTCATTCCTTCTGGATATAATTCTTTTAATTTCTCAATAAATGAATTAACTTGTTTACTTCTTTCAAATGCTCCTTTTGTACCTCTAGGTGTCAATCCACCGTATTGTTGAAAGTCATTTGATTTTGAACCAGCTTTATGCGATAACCACGCAACTTCTTCTCCCATGTCGTCAAGTAAAAAGAAGTCAGCTTTTGGAGTTCCTTTTGGTTGTCCAACGCCTGATACTACTACTTTCCTACCACCGACTAACATATCAAGAGCTCCGTCTTCTTGTTCATCCATTACTCTTTCTAGTTCAGTTCTAAATGAGGCTAAATATCTATCCTCTGCAGCTGTGCCAAAACCTTTACCTTTACCACCAAATTCAGGAGTCTTTAAGAATTCTCCCGGATATTGTATATTTCCTTTAGTAGTATTAAATTTAAATTTAAATCCTGGCTTTAAAAATTCTTCTCTATCAGGAGCTTTGTCTTTAATAACAACTTCACCTTTAGTAGTAAGAAATTCTTTTTTATTTTTGATTTTGTCTATGAACGTATCTAATCTTTCTGAATTACCTTTTTTAACATACTTTGTTAAATCACTATGTGTTAACATAGTAAACTGTAATTGCTCTTCTAAAAAGGATTTAAATCGTTTCATAAATCTATTTATAAGATTCTATGAGTCAGTTTCGATATAAAATGGATTGGGTACAATATTACCATTAGTTTTTACACTAATGATTTTTTCTTCATGTAATTTTTTGATTGTTCTTTCAGCGCCTTCACGTATACCAAGTTGCCAAGATTGATACGCACAGAAAGATATACATATTCCGACTAAAAGATATTCCATTATAGGTATACCTTTTCAACCCAAACTTGATATCCCTTTTCTTTCATTTTACTGGCAAAAGCTGCAGCAGATTCCTCTAGTTCATAGAGATATTCTGCCACAACCTTTTGATTTTTCTTAGCTGTTATTTTATAAGCTTTATCTTTGATAGACATATACATCCATTTTTTCAGCATGTCTTAACGGTAAAGACTGATCGTATTTTCTTGCGTATGAACCATCAGCAATTGCATGTATAGCTCTTGGACCACGACCTTGGCACTTTACATAATACCTAGGAAACTTAGCTCCTCTTGGATTCATGTAAGAAATCTTTTCGTTTTCTTTAGCATGTAAATTTACAGTGCTTATGGTTTTTCTGAGTCTTTGGAGTTCAAGCATATCGCCTGCGCTTCCTGTGTGTACTGTCATTACGTAACTAGTTGTTCTTGGATTTTTCATATTAATGTATTGGCCTCCCGCCTAAAGTTTCAAGTTCAAAATTGCCTTGGATATCATGGCCAGTTCTTTGCAAAACTGATTCACAAAGTTTTTCCCAGGATTCGTTTAAAGTTTTTGGATTTTTATCTTTAGCCCAAGCTAATTCGACTAAATCCAATTCAATGTCTACAGGTATATTTGTAGCAATGTGTGTTAGTGATAATATCATACTCTTACTCCTGTTTTAAGTTCTAGTACAGTTTTCATATGAAGTTCATGACTTCTTTTCTCTACTAGTTGGTCAATCACTTTATTTCTATCAGTGAAAGCTACTCTCATATCGAATGATTCGCAAAGTCCTGGTCTCATGCCACCTTCCAATTCTCTAAGAATTGAACCTGTGCCCATAGCTTGGACTTCTTGTTTGATTTTTTGTAATGATGTCATATTTAACTCCTTATCTTATTTTTAAATATAGATATATTATACCATACTTTTAAGCAAATGTAAACGATTATTTTCACTTTTTTTGAAAATAATTGTGAGAAAGTGTTGATGTGAGAGAAAAGGTGGGGAGCTGTGATGGCTCCCCCATGATAATCATTACTAAAGGAGTGTTATACTTCTTTTGCTATAAAAGTGTATACACCGTAAGCAAGGGCTACCCAAGCTACTAAGTCAACTAAGCCACCTAGTAATAGGTATGATAATGATAAGCCGACAATAAGTCCGCCGTCCCAAGATGTACGTTCTGCCCATCTTGCCATTAACCATGCTTTTGCTGTATTTAACATGTTCATATAGTTCTCCGTCTATAGTTTGAAGTCAGCAAACGAGTCATTACTTTCGCGTTCACCAAACTTATTTATCGGCTTATCTGGCACCATTTCTGTCATAATGTCTGATTGAGCCGATTCCTCTACATCATATAGTTTCATGCGGGAACGGTCCACACCAACTACAAATCTCTTGTACTTGGTTGGGTCGTTATATCTATTCTTCAATTGTTTTACTAGCAATTGACCTAATTCTTCTAGTTCCTCTGTTGAAATAAGAGCAAACATTAAATCAGCCGTTGCTGGCAAACCAAACGATTCAGATGTATCTTCAAGACCGACATCAGTATTACTGAAACCAGACCTCGTGGTCTGTGTTGCCGATACTATTGGAACATTGAATTCCACAGCCAATCCCCGAAGTTCTTCGGCTATGGCTTTAATATAAGTATAACTATTTATACTTCCACCCATGCCACGCATGCGGCTTGAGGCACAAATATTTAAATAGTCAATATATATCATATCAGGCTTAAATGTCTTTTTGAGTTTAAGCTCATTAAGTAAAGCTCTGAAATGACCAGTGTGCGCAGAACCAGTAGGATATTCTTTCACTATAAGTTTACCTACAGATGATTTTGCAATTTTTCCAATCTTATCATCGAATACATTTTTAGGTAATGACCCAAGAGATTCGATTGGAAGGTTCATGAGATTCGCATCAATTCTTTCAGCGATTCTTTCTTCAGCCATTTCCATTGTTATGTACAATACATTCTTTCCTTGATTAAGTACTCCTGCTGCGCAATGACACATGAATAATGACTTACCTACGCCTGTTCCGGCTAAGGCAATGTTAAGTGTCTTATTAGGTAGACCACCTTTTGTTATTTTATTAAAGTAATCTAAGTCAAACGGTATTCTGTCTTCTTTACGATTATAAAAATCAAACCTTTGTTCGCTATCATCAATATAATCATGACCAATTTGTTCATCAAACGAAACACCAAGAGCTTCAGATAGTATTTCAGGTATAGCACCTTCACTTCTTTCTTTATCTTTACCATCAATGATTCCTATTGAATCCATAATAGCATTATAAACAGCTCTTTCTTTACACCACTTTTCAGCTTCAGTAATTAGGTAATCAGTATCGATATCAGATTTATCGATAATTTCTGTGACTAATCTTTGAGCATTATTTAATATATCTTCAGGAGCTTGTATTTTCTTTAACTCAAGCTCTAAGATTTTTGATGTTGGTAATTTATTATGTTTGCTTACAAATTGGACTATAAGGTCAAACACAGTTTTGTGTGTACCTTCAAAATACTCATTCTTTAAATAAGGTACTACTCTTCTGCAAAACTCTTCGTTATGTAGAAGGTGATTCAGTATGTGTGTCGGTAGTTGGTTCTCCAATATGTCCTCCATGTTCTAAACTATCTGTTATTATATATTGTAGTACTGAGCCTAAGTAATTCTTAAATGATTCATCTTTTTCAAGTTCGTCTACACTAAAATCTGCTGGGTCCTGTACTGTAAAGTTAAAGCTTAATGTTGCCATATCTAAAGCTGTATCTTCTTTGACGCCAACTTGTCCATATATGACTATAACATTCTTCCAAGTGCCTGTCTTAAGTTTGACACCTTGAAACGCGCTTGTTTCATTCTCTACAATTGAGTAGTCATTTTGATTTATGTTATACATTACTCTTCCGTATCAATATCAAGGTCAATATCAACCATTGGTCTATGTCCAATAGAGTAATATGTTTTGACAAATTCTTTAAAGTCTGTATTTTCAAAGATTGGGTCCCAGAACTTTTTCTTAAGAGTATCTTTTTCTCTTACTTTAGGTTCTAGTATTTCTCCTGTCTTCATATCGACTTGAGCATACCAACCAACATTTGGTTTAACTACGTATCCACCAGCCATTGCAACATCTAGTAATCCTGAGTATGGAGCAATTCCACCTTCCCATGTTACTGAGATTGGTACTTTAGATTTTTCTTTTACAAACCTTGATTTCTCTACATTGATTACAAAATGATACCCTTGTATTTCTGTACCTTTTTTCTCTTGACGTCTTCCAATAATCCATATATTGTCTGATGAGTAATAGATACCTGTACCACCTGAAACAACTGCTTTAGGAAACAATCCAATTTCTTGATAGGTATGATTAACAGCAAGTAAAGGAACATTCTTCATGGTTAGATAAGGAGTAATCATTCTGAATAGTCCCTTTAATGCTTTAGCTCTCGACATATCAGCGACTGACTTTTCGTTGAGGGCATCTTCCAACTCTTTCTTAGAGGCTAAGTTTCCAATTGAATCAATAACAACAATTACTTTATCTCCTCTTTCGATATTCTCAAGTTGGCCTACCAAATCGAACTTAAGTTGTTCGACATTTTGGACTGGTGTATGCAATACTCTTTCGGTATCAATGCCAAATGATTCGAAATAAGATTGGGGTGAACCAAACTCTGAATCATAAAATAGCATTACTGCATCTTCATGTTGTTTAAGATAGGCTGCACCCATCAATAAAGCAAATGAAGTTTTAAAATGTTTTGAAGGGCCAGCAAGAACTGTAAGTCCTGAAGTTAATCCTCCATCGATATCACCTGATAGTGCAACGTTAACCATTGGAACATTAGTGACAGTTATATCTTTTTCAGCAAATAATACTGAATTAGATAGAATAGATGTATCTTTAATTTTACTATTCTTTTTTAATTTATCCATTATAGACATATTATCTTCTCCTGGCCTTTGATGGCCTATTAAATGCGTCTAGCATTCTTTGTTGTTTACGACTTCTTGAAACAGCTTCAGCCATTTTTCTTTTTCTTTTGGCTGCAGGTTTTTCATAAAACTCTCTTTTGCGTACCTCTTGTACGATACCTGCATTATCACAGGCTTTTTTGAATCTTCTAAGACCAACATCAAAAGGCATTTCTTTAGCTGGTCTTTTGTCTCTAGGATTACGATTCTTCCTAGGTGTTAAATCTATACTTGGCATAGTTCTCCTTTATTAAATTCTATAGTACTATTATACCATAAAATCAGTGAGTTGTAAACTGTTTTTTTCAAAATTATAGGTTCTTTTTTTATTATCCTGAACTAAGAACTTTGTGTCTACCATCTCAAGCTGATTGTTTAAATATTTTTGAACCATTCGAGCAGGATGCTCAGCTGTAGTCACTGGTACATTTTGACATATGTGGTTCAACGACCTTTTAGGATTTAACAGTATAAAGTTAAATGGTAACTTCATAAGCGATAAAGCTTCTCTTACTGTTAAATATCGGTCTTCGTCTGGATGTGTTAAGCATGTTGGCATATGACCTACAAAGGCTCCTATTTTATCTTTAGGAA